CGAGACCAGGGCGGCGGCCATGGCGTGGGAGACGTAGCAGGCCGGCGTCATGCCGCCGGCCTCGACGGCCTTGACCACGGCGGCGACGTAGGCCGGTTGCTGGCCTCCGAACGGCGGCCCGTTTTCGAGATCGAGGAACACGCGGCTGCGCGGGGCGAATTCCTGGCCGGCCATGAAGGCGGCGGCCTCGGCCCCGTCGATCGCGCCCTGCTCGGCCGTGACGATATGCGAGCCGGGGCCGACCGTCTGCTGCGCGACGTAGGTCGGCAGCAGGCCGTATTTCAGCGCCCGCAAGCCTTCCAGCTTGCCGGACCACGACTGATCCGGATGCGAGGGCGCGCGCAGATAGTAGCCGGTCACGTCGAAGCATGGACGCAGCGCGGCCATGGCGTCGAAGCCGGGGAAAATGTCTGTGTCGAAACCGCGAAAGGCCATGGCTTACTGTTCCTTCGGAGTGAGGTTTGAGAGGTCAGGGGCATAGACGCGCGCGCCTATGCTTCAGGCGATCGCCTATAGACGACGGCGGCTATGAGAGATTCAGCGGCGCGGCGTCGGCGGCGGCGTGATCGCGCCGACCGGCTGTTGCAGCACGAACGCCCAGACCTCATGGGCCATGAGGTCGACGCTCGGCCAGACCGCGTTGCCGAGCTGCACGATCAGAAAGAGCCCGAAGACGACGCCGCTGATCGTCGAGAAAAAGCCCAGCCGCGACATGAGCATCGGGGTCTGACGGATGACCTGGCCATCCTCGCCGACCCCGAGCACGTGGCGCATGCCCGCGTTGGCCTTTTCGATCTTGGTCAGCCGGCTATTCACCCGCGCGAGGCGCTTGTCGAAGCTGGCGCTATGCTTGGTCAGCCGGGCGTCGAGGCGGTCGCCGGTGTGGTGAACGCATTCCTCGACCTCGCGGATGGCCTGGCCGAGCGCGGCGTTGTCGGGATTTTCCGGCAACGGTTCACGCTTCATTTCGAGGTCTCCGGCCGGCGCGAAGCTGCGCGGCTCCGGTGCGATTTCGCTCATAGCCCTGTTCTTTCATAACGTCACGACACAACGCCTCACTGTGACAAACGCTCAACGCAACCTTACGGAACGGCGGTCATCGCGCCGCCCTGATAGGCAAGCTCGCTTGCGGACAGCGCCTTGCCGACCGTCTGCAAGCCGTTCCCCGAGGTCGCCGGCGGCGTCGCGGTGATCTGGCCGGCCGTCGTGTCGAGATAGTAGGTCGCGCCAGGCGTCAGCCCCGACAGCGCGTCGTTCGTCTCGCCGTTGGCGAAGTAGGGCGCGGTCGCGCCGGAGCTGACGGCGACCTTGACGAAGCCGTCCGACGACTTGGTCGTATCGGTGGCGTTGGCGTTGCGCATGGCGATGTTGCCGCCGTCCGTCCAGAGATTGATCAGCGCGCCGGCGGCGATGGCCTCGCTGGCGGTGATCTGGGCGGTCGCGCCGGAGACGGCGGCCACGACGCCTTGCGGCGTGTAGCTGTAGGTCGCGACGTTCGCCAGGCTCTCGCCGGCCGAGACGAAGCGAAAGAACAGCTCGACGCCGACATAGGCCGCCGCCAGGTTCATGCGGAATACCTGGCTGTCGACCTGAACGAACGACGTCCCCGCCGGATGATCGCCCCGGTCGGTGTTATACTGGCCGCGCCAGAGGTCGGTGAGGTTGTAGACGTTCCCGCCGACCGCGCTGACGTGCTGAATGCTCATGAACTCCGTCCCGACCAGACACACGGTCTGCGCCAGGCTGGCGTCGAGGAAGGATTGCACTTGCGGCTCGCCGCCGCTTTCCGACGTGTCGACCGAAAGCACGTGGCCGGTGATCGTATTCTGGTCCGGATTGGTCCCCGAATAGTTCGGCAGATCGTGCGTGGTGACGCCCATGACGGCCGCGCCGATCTGCAAGCCGGCGAGCTGGTAGTCTCCCGTTACGTCATCGGTCGCCACATAGACCTGACAACCGCCCCACGCGTCATTGACCTCGCCGCCCTCGCCGCCGGAGATCGCGATAATGAGCTGCGCGCCGGTCACGCCAGGGAAGCCGGCCGGCGGCTCGATGAACACCGGCGGATTGACCGGGCCGCCGAGGCCGAGCGTATTCGGGGCCGAGTTGGCGTCGGCCGAGGGCGCGGCCGAGACATAGACGGCCGGCGCGTCGCGCTTGCCCTCGAACTCGATCACGTTGTTCGCCCCGCGCGAGCGCTTGGTCACGCGGATCGTCTCATAGCCGAACGGAACCTCGATCGCGTACGTGCGGGCGCTCTCGACGAAGCCGAGCCGATCGTCGGCCGCCGCCGTGAATGACTGGCGGCCGATCTGCGCCTCCCACAAGAGCCGGTCGGCGACCTGGCGGCCGGTCTCGCTGTCCATGGTGACGCGGCACGTGGCCATGAGCCGGTTATTGCTCGACCCCGTCGCCCGCTCGGCGCTTTGGGTGTTTTCCTGGCAATCCCGATCCGGGTCGATGAAGGTCAGCGCCGCGACCTTCGGCATGGATACCTCGGCCTCGCGCGGCCACTGGTAGGACGGCCGAGCGCCGCCGTATTGATGGCCGGCGAGCTGCGATGACGTGATCGTGCAAAGCGGTTCCTGGCCGCGCGGGCTGAAGCGCAGCTCGCCGGCGACCTCGGCCAGGTCGAAGTTGAACACCAGGGCCAGCGGTTGCAGCGCCGTGACGCCGTCGACCTGGCTGTCGACCATGTAGCCCATGACCGGGGCCGAAAGGCTCGACGTCGAGACCTTGGTCGGATCGATCCCGCACGCGGTCACGATGTCGTTCACGACTTCGTTGAGCTTCACGCCGGCCGTGTTCGGCTGACAGAGGATTTGCATGACCGGGACGCTGTTGCCGAACGACGTCCCGATCAGCCCATTGATCACGATATAGGCCGTGCCCCGGTAGCTCGGGCAATTGCCGACGCCCAAGGCCGCTTCCATCGTCGGATCGGGGTTTTGCAGATTGTTGCCGGGATAGACCAGCATCGAGGCGAAGTCTTTCGAGGTCCCATGCGGCGGCACGCCGATGCTTTCCCACGTGACGACGCCGGTCGCGTCCGGCGTCGGCCGGGCGGTCGCGACGGTGCTGTCGAAGATCAGATTGCCGTTCGCGAAAATCTTGATCACCCAATCGGGGTTGAGCGGGCCGGCGGCCACGGCGAGGGCGACGTCGCACACCCAACCCGGCGGCAGCCCCTTCAGCTCCGCCTGCTTGGCCGTCTTGCCGGTCGCGTTGCGCCAGCCAGAGGTCCAGATCATGTTGCAGCCGACCCGCACCTGCTGCCCCCAAATCCGGGGAATGGCCTTGCCATAGGTCGAGCTGGTGATCTGAACCGGCGGCGGGTTGTTCGCCGGGAACAGCAGATTGTCCAAGAGGCCGCCGACAAAGCCGCCGATCATGCCGCCGGCGGGGCCGCCGATCGCCGAGCCGACGACGGAAAGCGCGAGTGAAGCCATGACGTCAGACCTTGAGCGGCGGGAGGCGGGCCAGCATGACCAGGCCTCGGGGTGTCAGCTCGATCTCGAGCCGCTTCGGCGTGGCGTGGCCGGCGAACATGAGGTCGAAATTGTTGGCGAAGTAGGCGGCCACGCGCGCCTGGTAGTCGGGCGGCGCGCCGATCGGCCCGAGCCATCTGGCCAGGAAGTCGAGCAGCTCGGGATCGGGCATGTCACACGGCCACGTTCGGGAACCGCCAGGCGCGGCAGAACCGGGCGTACCATGAGCCGGCGAAGCCGGTTTCCTTGACCTCGCCATGCTCGGGCGAGGCGTGAACGATCATGAGCCGGCCAGGGCGCGAGACGATCACCGCAAGGTGCATCGGCGCTTCATGCAGGCCCCACGAAATGCCGGCGATATCGCCAGGCCCGGCGAGCGCCTTGTCGATCGGGACGGTGTGCGCGTCCATGGCGCGGATCAGGGTTCGCGGGTTCGGCAGCCGGCCATAGTCGGGAATGTCTATTGGGCCCGAGATCGCGCCCGAGGCCAGTCCGACGCCCATGACCAGGCCAAGGCAGTCGACGCCGCCGGCGCGGGTGCGGCCCTTGTGGAACACGCGGACGCCGACCCACGTGCGCGCCTCGGCCTCGATCATCGCGACACGGTCGATCATGTGAACAGACTGTCGGCGTTGGATTGCAGGCTGTCGGGGCCAGGCACGTTCGGGAAGCCGCCGAAGGCCTCGACGAAGACGCCGTAGCTGTTGCAGGCCGAGGGGATTTTCGGGCAGCCGGGTTGCAGGGTGAACAGGTCGCCCACGGCCGGCGGATAGGGCGCCAGGTCCCAAAGGCTCAAGGCCTGCGCGCCGAAGTCGACGGTTTCGGTCTGGCAGGTGACGCCGGCGTTGCGGCCGGTCTGCCAGACGATCGTCCCTTGATCCCAGATCGCCGTCCCGCCGGGGTTGGCGGCGGTGAACATGATCTCGCTGCGAAGGATCGAGCCCGTCACCGGGATATTCTCGATCTGCAAGTCGGGGATCGAGACCGGGCAGCCGAGGCCGGTCGCCGCGTCGAGCACGCCGAACGTCCAGCGGCAGGCCGGGGTGAAGAAATCGACCACGGCCGCCTGGCCGAGCTTCGCGCCCGGCCCCATGACGTCGGCGGTGAAATTGTATTCGCCGCGCGTCACCTTGCCGAGCCATCCGGCGGCCTGGCGGAACGGGGCCTGATCGTCGGGCTGGCCGTCCCATGGGATGACCCAAACCTCGACGAACGCGTCATCGAACAGGCCGGAATAGAGGTCTTCGTCGCTGATCGCCGAGCTGTCGAGAATGCCCGTCAGCTCGACGCCGCCAGTCGACTTCAGTTCCGAGCTGCTTTCGCTGGCGGTCTGCGACAGCGACTTGCAAGGGCCGTAGGTGACGCCAAGCCAGGTGACGGGCATGTCGTGCGAGGTGAAGGCGTAGACCTGGCCATTCGTCAGCGTCAGTTTCCACACCTGGCAGCGGCGCGTGGCGCACGGCGCGATGTAGGCCAGCACGCCGACGTCAACCTCGGGGACTTGCGCCAGCGTCGTTCCCGAGGGCGTGGCGACGACGGCGACGTCGATCTCGGCCACGCGGGCGACCACGCCGCCGGGCCTGGCGACAACGCCGATGTCAAGCTCGGCCACCTGGCCGGAGATCGCCGGCGCGCCCATGACCGCGATGAAGACTTCGGAGATGCGCGCGCCGCCGCCAGCCTCGATCGTGATCCCGGAAAAGGCCAGGCTCGCGCCGGCGCGCGGCGGCACATGGACGTCGCCGGCGAAGCCGAGGCCGCCGAAGCCGATCCGGCCCCCGGTCTGCTCGACGCCGCTATAGGCCGCGAAGGCGACGCCGGTGAAGTCGAGCGCGCCGGTCGCCGGCGGCTTCAGCGAGCCGGCCAGGTGAAGGCCGGAGAAGGCGACGACGCCCTCGGCGTTCAGATTGACCGCGACGGAGCCGGCCAGCGCCAGCGGCCCGAAGGCGAGCACGCCCTCATTCTGAGGCGCGACGGACGCGGCTTCGCCGGCGATCGGGCCGGCAGCGATCGGTTCACCGGCGATCTGCGCCATGGTCTAGCTGGGCAGGCCGGAGCCGAAATAGGTCACGGCGGCATATTGGAAGTTGCCGCCGGTTCCGGGGTAGCCGCAAAGCCCCATCTTGTCGGGCGCGGACGTGAACACCGACGAGATCGTCACCTGATTGACCAGCACCCAATCCCAGCCATTGAAGCTGAGATAGGCATAGATGTTCGTCCCGTC